AGAGGATCTGGCTCTGGCTCTGGTTCCGGTTCTGGCTCTGGTTCTGGCTCTGGTTCCGGTTCTGGCTCTGGCTCAGGCTCTGGTTCAGGCTCCGGTTCTGGTTCAGGCTCAGGCTCAGGCTCAGGTTCTGGCTCTGGCTCAGGCTCTGTTTCCGGTTCGGGTGCTGGAGGTATAGGCGGCTGTCTTGGAGGATCTCCTTTTACTGGCCCATCATCATCTGGTGGAAACTCTGGACTGGGTTCTGGTTCGGGTTCAGGTTCTGGCTCTGGCTCAGGCTCCGGTTCTGGCTCCGGTTCTGGTAGATCAGGCGGTGGTATAGGCTCTGGTTCCGGTTCAGGCGGAGGAATGTTAATAACATAAACAATACCAGTATCTGGGTCAGTCCATGTGCCATCTTCTATGTATTCAGAAGGGTCAACATCTGGAAACTGTTCGTTAAATTCATCTTCATTAAGTAAAACTTGTTGTGGCGCTTCTGTTTCAGACTGAGAAACAGCGTTATTAAGGCTTTCCCAATATTCTACTGCTCCCGGAACGTCAAAAATAAAGTCAGGTTCAAATTCAAGAAACTCTTCTGCGGTTATTTCACCAGCTTCATACTGATCAAACAAATTTTGAAGTTCTCTAAGCTCTTCAGCAAGATAAACACGGTCAATGTCATCAGAGGCTTGATCTGCAATATACTGAAGAACTTCAGCAATAAATGCATTCCAGCCAGAGAACGCCTCGTCTATAGTATCTTCAGGGCTTGGTGGTTCTTCCGGGTCTTCTGGCAGTTCTGGAATATCATCAAGAATGTCTTTAATGTTGCGTCCGGGTTTATTATTTACTGGACGTGTAGGTCTGTTATCTACTGGACGCGCAGTGATTCCAACGCCGGGCTGTGGATTAGTACGCAGATACCCTAGCGCCGCAGTGATGCTAGGAAATGCTCTTGTGCCTACATAATACGTCACACTAATTCCTATACATTACTTACAAACACTACATCGATTGATGCAGACGGTATGCCCGGATGCGGAGATGAAGCCGATTCTGTGTGTAAATTTACACCTGTATCAGTTGTTGACCAGTAAACCTCCACATAGTCGTTTGCACTTAAAGAAGCTACAAACTCCCAATTTATTGTTTCTTTAACACTGCCTTTTACGTGAAAAGTATGTCCAGAATACGCTACAGCACTACCATTTTTTTGTTCAAAGATAGTCACTTGAGCATCGCTGGAGTTATTGTGTTCAAGCTGAAGTGTTACATTAAAAGCATACACCCCCGTATCAGCTACGTTTATACGACTATTGTTTGATAGCGTAATTCCACTGTTAAGGACAGTGTTGTTAAACGTAACTGCATATCCCGTATTTGCAGAAGTAGCCGATTGATCTTGCGAGCTATGAAAAGCACCGACAGGGTTGTATATAAACTTACCACCATTATCAGTGCTGACTATTGTGTCAAAAGCATTGACAAGGCGCGTAAAAAACAAGCGCAAAACATTACTGTTTTGGTCCATAAATGGACGATTATACGTTTCTGTTGCAAGCGGTAGGGCAGGGGGAGCAGGACGCTCTAAATAATTAGGCATTAACGCCTCCCATCAGGGCGTAAGTCCATACGAGGTGAGCCTAACTGCCATTTAACTCCTAATGAATCGGATTCAATTTTTATGGACATTTGACGACCACGCACGCGAGTGTTCACTTGACCTGTAAACTTCTCAATAGGCACTGTTGCCGTGCGTGTTACTGAGCCTGAACTAGAGCCACCCTCTGATGTGGGATCATTATAACCTGACCCTGAATTAGCTAATGGTAGTAAACTCATAGTGGCTTGTGGTGAGTCTGCCGTAGACCCATCAAACGTCATATCTGGCATGATCCGCCATATAAATGCAAACCGGTTGCCATCATCAATATCAAATTGGCCTGATGTGATAGTAGCGGTTATGGCGGCAGGGGTGCCTGTCTCATTGTCATCGTTACCAAACTCATGATTGACTAAATTATGCGTATATGTCGTTGCTAACGGGTACTCACGTAACCCAGAGTCCAACCACGCAGTTCTTGCCATAGTGCCAAAATACCAAGTTTTTTCGAGGTAGTTGTATATGACATACCGGTCAATACTTTTGCTATTTGCAGAACAATAAAACCACCACACTTCGTGGTAAGCCTCGTTAGTTCCAGCAAAAACTTGTTCATACTGCAAGTCGTTAAAATCATTAAATACAAATCGACGAACATCACAAGGCAATGTCTGTGTACGTCCATCGTAAGCATAGAACTTATCTCGCCCCATCCAGTAAGCAACATTGTTGGAGAACGCTACCGCATTTTGAGAAGCGATTGATAAGTTGTCTCCGACTAACTGAGTGCTCCACACGATTGGTGCACCTTGATACTGAAGCGAATAAAGTGACGAATCAGTCCAGACAAGTATTTCTTGGCGTGATTGTTTGGCTGTAATAATCTCAGTACCTTTTGACAACCGTAGATCGCCCGCTTGGTTTGTTGATGCAGGTGTCCAGTTAGCAGGGTCTTCTTGGTCAGACCACCGAATCAACATAGGGTCAAACGTCGCAGAACCTAATGGATTAGAGCCAAAACAAAATACAAACCGACTTACGTCAGATACAAGAATAAAGTTTTGTTTGGTGGGCACATTAGACGCGCCAGACAATGAACTTAGAAACACTCCTCTTGTGCTAACGCCGTTGGTTGCATCCCAATAAAAAATACTTCCACCTCTTGCGCCAAAGACAAGATCTTCACCAAAGTTAGATTGGCTCCAAAGACGAATAGCTTCGCTTGATGTGCCGCCCGTACCCCAAACACCAGCGCCCCATGTGCCGCCACCCCAACCAACAAGAGGAACCGCATAAGGTTCACCTGTGCGTATTTGATAAGCACCCACAACTGATGAACCACCGTTACCAGTATCTGAAGAATTAGCGGTTGCTGTGGCTGTTATGGTGTAAGTGTTAGCAGTTGGAACCGTTACGATTTGATACTCAGCGTTTAATACAGTCGCCGTAATGTTACCGCCTAGAGATGTTGCGCCACTAAAAGTAACAAAATCGTTCTCTCGTGCACCGTGACCGGTATCAGTTACAGTTATTGTTGCTGATCCATTAGTGGCCGCAAAAGTAACGTCGCCAGCAGAGGTGGTCTCTCGAATCGGCGTGATATCGTTGTAAGCACCACCTTCCTCTAAATAGAACTTGAGATGCGTGCCTACGCCAATAAGGTTAATACTTGCAAGAGTTATCCAGTTGGATAGAGAACGTGCAACACCTAAAAACGTAGACGTAGAAATGCGTTCCCAACCACCAATTTTTTCAGGGTATCCTTGTCGAAAACGAACTTTATCACACTCGTACCAACCGTTTTCGTTTGTGTAACGTGTTACTTCACGATTGATCCCGGCTTTGAAAGCTAACTTTTTTAGAGCCATAACGCACCTACAGAGTGTCACCAAACACGGGTGGTAACGTAGTTACTTGTATAGATACGCTCTCTTTTAAGTTAAGAGGTTGACCACAATTTGAACAAGTGTCGGCTTCTAGCTCCGATTCGTCAAGGTCATAACCACAATGAGCACAAACAACTTCTATTGTATGTGTTGGTTCAGTATCGCCATCAACAGTACGAGCTTGAACGGTATTACGCATACCCCTCTCCGTAACGACCGGTGCGAATCATCTCGCATACTTCATCTGCTCTTGACCCAACTTGTTCTGCCCATCGAGAATCCATAAACTCATCAGCCGCTTTGTCGTAGTCGCCTACTGACATCGCTGTTAGCGCATTTTTAAAGCCGAGCAACCGTGTCATACCTAAGTTGAAACATAAATTAACAAGTGCGTCCTGCCGAACTGAATCAATTTCAGCAAACCATGGAAAACTAATAAGTTCTTGTTTACAGCGCTTGATGTCGTTTTCAAGGAGATATTCAATTTCATCGACGGAAAGCCCTAGGCCACCGTTTTCATCAATATTGCGCCCAACTGCTACAGTGATCATGTTTGCACTACATTTGTAAGCGTGTGTTCGCACACCTTCATGGCGTTTAAGTTGTTCTATTAATTTGCTCATAGGTTAATCCTGTTTCTGAGAACTACCGAAGTGGAATGAGATGACCGCAGAAATCAACCCGCCCAAATAGCCCATGACTAAATTTGTTAATTCCATGGAATTTTGTTCTGGCGGTAACAAGGTGATCAAACAAACGTAACCACAGAAAAACAAGACCATAATTAAACCTATGGTTTGCGTAACCCAGTTACTGCTTCTTCGTGCATCCTGAACATCGGCTGTTTCTAGAGCAAATACATCGACCTCAAGCTCTTTCATCCTTGTTTCGAAGCCTAATTCGGCTTTTTTAATCTCAGCTAACTGTTCAGGCGTGGCTTGCGCCAAAGCCCTTTCAATCTTCTGTGGAGCAGGGTCACAGCCCAACACATCTGCAAGCATGGATGCCGCCGCGCCACCTACAGGCCCACCGAGAGCGGCACCTAGCGTCGGTGCCAATGAACCCACTAACCCTTTGACTTTGTCAAAATTCATCGTAAATACTCCACAGCGCCCAAACACGCAATAATGAAAGGATACATGGCAAAGAGCATTCGTTCGATCCTATTAAATCGCGCTTGGCCTTGATCCAACCGTCTTTCGATCATTTCACGCATGAGTTTGCACTCAGCTTCGTGTATCTCGATGCGCTTCAGCGCTTCTTCTGCTGTGTCCACTAGTTACCCCCAAGCGGGTTAGTTGCGTCAATCGCCATCCACAAATCATCCATGTCACGTTCAAATCGTTTGAAGCGATCGTCCAATGTATTTAAGGAATCTAACTTACCAGACACACGTAGCTCTGTTTCAGATGATGTTTTTTCTACCAAAGCAATTCTGTCTCGTATATCTAACAACTCTTGTTGAGCATCCATGATTGATACTAGATTTGCCCCTAGCTCTGCGAGTTTACCTTGAAGATTTTCTACATCAGCCGCTGTCATTGCCTGTTCCATGTTTGATAGCTTTACATCCATCGCTTGCAGGCGTTGCGCGTTAGTATCGCGCAGGTCGTCAAAACGTGTAGCAAGCGCTTCTGCCTGTGCTGTGGCCGCGATCACCGCTTCAGACTGCTCAGTTAGTTGTGCAAAAAACTGTGACGCCGCCCAGATCCCGCCCCCGATCGTTGACCCGAAAGTCAAAACGATAGCTATCCAAACACCCTTAATGGACGTTCCGCCGACATTAACCTCAACATCTTCAAGGGCCATTGTTTAAACACTCCTGATAGTCTTCTGCAAACCAACAACCACCTTCGGGTGATTCGAGCCAAAAGTCTTGTGTCTCTGCACGTCCCAGAACATCGTCAGCAGTAACAAAATAGTTGCCTAACTGTAACCCTTGAATCGACTCGCCACCGTCAAATGACACCCATACAGCCTCAGTTGCTAAATCAAAGAAAACCGATGCCGCTTCTTCGTAAGTAACACGCAAATCAAATGCCATGTCGTTTGCTTGATTTATGAGTCCTTCATCATTAGCTACTGCCATATATGCCGCCGCGACTTGTATGGCTTCTTCTGTATTAGATAGCGCGTCGTTGTATGCTTCAATCTCTTCATCTTGCAGTGTCACGTCATTGGCACCCATAAATTCTTGGAGTGCCATGGCTTCACGCTCATCAGGTGCGGACTGCGCGTCTTGTGCCATCTCGTTAACAGTCGCAACCATAATGATGGTTTGTGCGGCCTCGACATACGCATCAATCATCTCAGAGACCGTATTCATCGCTTGATCAGCTTGGTCTTGAAAGTATT